AGAATTTGAAATTGATAAAGACGAAACAATAAATAAAATAGGATTAATGATTGGAAAAGCAGTTGGTAAAAAAATAAATGAAGAATTTGACGGTAGATATGGAATATAAGGAGGAAACAATATGGCAAAATTAATATTTGGAAGTTCTGTGTCTTGGACAAAGATGCCTATTAATGATATTCAAGCTTCGGTGAAAGATGCTGACAGCGATAGGTATATTTATTTAAGAAGTAGAATTATCACAGTTGATGAACCAAATGGCAATGGTGATTACCTACCTAAAGAAGAAATCCTTAAAATTAGAGCTGATGGAAAACCAGCTTGGAAGAGTTTTATAGGAACCATTGTTGATTACAACCATGACACAAATATAGAACTTGGTAAAACAATAGATGCTAACTACGTAGAAAGTAAAGATGAAAATGATTACGTGGAAATCATTTGTAAGATTGATAGACAATCTCCTATAGGTGCAACAGCTGAATATAAAACATTCCATGCTGGAGTTATAGCTAGAGTAGATTTACCTGAATCAGACCCAAATGCATTAAATAAAATGTCAATGGAAGCTTATGCTGAAAATGCTGAATGTCCTTTCTGTACAGAGATATTTGCTTTTGCAGAACCATGTGACCATGTTGCTAACTTTATGAATGCAACTATTCAAGCTGAAGACGGTTCAGACTTCTATGTATATAGAATAGACAGAGATATTACATTTGTAGGTTCTGGTATTGTTGATAATCCAGCAGATAAGAAAGCAGAATTTAAAAATCTAATGTCTAAAGAAGAAGAGAAGAAAGACGTAACAGCAGTTGAGTTCGCAAAAAATACAAGTACCTATGAATTTTTAAAACTCATGGATGCTTTTGATAACGGTGAAGATAAAGTTCTTAAACTTGTTGAAGAACTTAGTGCTAAAATAGAGGAGCCTATCTTTGAAATAGAATTAAACAAATTCTTAGATGCTAACTTAAGACTTACAGCTATTGAAGTTAACAAGCTGAAAGAGAAACTTATTGAAAAAGGAAAGATGATAAGCAAATTATTCAATGCTCATTTGGTTCAGCTTGAAGGAGAGCCAGTATGGCTTATCACAAAGAATGGAATACCTCAAACTAAGAAAGCTGTAAAAGATATTTGGGGAAAAGAATTAGATTCAGAAGAGGCGATTGAAGGAGACATGACAGTAGCAGAATATGCTGTGTCAGATATATTCAAAAGAAGATTACTTATAGCTCTTCAAGCTGAAGGAGAAGAATATTTAGAAAAACAATGGAAACTTAAATCTAAAAAAGGTAGAACAATCGAAGATGTACTTAACATAAACGCATCAGAGATGACAGATAAAATTAAAGCAAGTATAATTGAATCTAACAAAGATGATTTCAATACTTGCATTGGAGCTAACAAAGAGAATAAAGATATTGAAATTGTTGAAGGACTATCAAAAGAAGAAGCTGTTGAAGCTCATTGCTTCAAACAAGTAATGGGGATTCAAGCTTCAGTAAAACTTAGTGAAATATTCAAAGACAAAATTAAAGTGACTGATGAAGTTATTGGTGGAGATGCTAAAAACTTTAAAGCATGGCTTGATTATAAAGAGACAGGTAAGTTCCCAACATTACCTGCAACTCAAATAAGAATTAAGTTGTTTGCTAAAGCAGTATTATCAATCGAAGGAGAAGATAAAGAAATATTAGTTAAAGCTTCTAACCTTCAGAAATATGGATTCAATGTTGAAGATACTGAGAAATTCAGTATTCTTATATCAGAACTTGATGTTAAGAAATTAAAGAAATATGATTTTACGATAGACCAAATGAGAGAATTATTTACAAATAGATTCGCATTTTAAGGAGGAGTGAGTATGTTTAAATTAGATAAACATAAGATAGCTATAATTGGCACTGAAGAGAAGAAAGAGCCTACAAAAATAGAGAGTGCATTTTTTATTGAGCTAACAAAAGAGCTTAAAGAAATTGATGAAGCTATTTCAGACCCTGAAACTTCTGAAGAAGATATCGCTGTTCTTAATCAAAGAAAAGCAGAGTTAGATGAAGAAATGAAAATGCATGCATTTGAATATACGAAGAAAGAAACTGGAGAAACAAAAGAAACAGTACAAAAAGAAGAAACAGAAAAAATTAAAGATAACGAAGAAGAACAAAGAAAGAAACAAGATGAGAAAGATTACCCAGTAATTGAAGTTGATAACGAAGAATATACATTGAATAAAGCTAAAGAGATACTTGAAACAATGGCAGATTCCGACCCAAGAAAAGAAAGTTTCAAAAAGAAAATAGAAGAAGTAGAAAAGGTTGGAATGAAAAAAGAAGCTGATAAAGATTTAAATAAGAAAATCGAGACACCTATAAATAAAGAAGATGAAATTGAAGAGAAACATCCTAAATTAGATGAACCTCCTAAAGAAGGAGAAGAAGAAGAAATACCTGTATTAGATTATAAGAAAGTTAAAGGTAGAATAAAAGCTGTAGACAAAGTTAATATTTTAGATAAATTAGAAAAAATAAAAAGTACATTATTAGAATATGATTCTGCATTTCCAGAAACTGGTGTTGCTACTGATGTTGCCAAAGAAGCAGAACAGCTTATAAATTTAATTAAAACTGAAGGTATCGAAGCTAAAGTTAAAGCTGACGATATGATAGTTGATGAAGGAATAATTGAAGAACCACTTGGACCTGAAAATCCAGACGAGATGCCTCAAGAAGATATATTCGATGTGGGAGAAGGATTAGCAATTGGTAATGGCATGATGGCTCACAAAGATGAAGAAACAGGTCAAATATATGTATTAGATAAAAATGGTGATGAATTACTGAGAATGAAGAATGCTTTTGTTAATGATATGGCTTTAGTAATAGAGGCATTCAGAGATTTACTTGGACTTGAATCTGAAGCAGAAACTAATTTAGATGAAACACCTGTTTTAGACGAAGAACCTATTGGTGGAACAGCTACTGATGATTCAGAAAAAGAAGGAATTGATAGAGACGAAGAAGATTTATCAAGGGAAGATGATGAGGAAGAAGAAGAAGATAATGCACCTGATGATGAGTTAATTAAAAAGGTGGATGAACTTATAGATGTTGAAAAAGAACAAGGTCAAGCATTAAAAGAAGTAACAGAGGAAGTTGAAGAAGAAGAATTACCTGATATGACAAATGAAAAGTTATCTGACTTAAAGAAACAAATAGAGAAGAAGAAACAAAAGGTTGCATCAGCTATAAACTTTATGATAGATAATGATAAAATTCCAGTAAATGCAATGGATATTAATAGAAATAGAGTTGTTGGTGAATCAGTTATATTTGCAAAACAAAGAGCTAAGAAAAGTAAATCAAGACAAATTCAAAAGGTATTGTTAGCAACACCTGATGAAATGATAGATATGTTAATTGAATCCATGAAAAATGGAAATAGTAAAGAAGAAAAGAATATTTTTACTAAAATATTTAAATAAGAATTGACACGTTCGAATTGAAGCAATGGACATTAGGTCCGAAACGACACGCCAAGCACAAACTTAAATTTGAAGGAGGAATAGATTAATGAGCATTCGTATAGTAAATGAAAATAGAATGGGTAGAGAACCTGGGTATAAGATAATTGATAAAGACCCGTCTTATGTTATATACCAAGGAACTGTACTAGTAAAAGTAAAAAACGGAACTACTGGTGATATCGAAGTAAGACCGTACGTTAATTCAGACGACGGAACTTTAACACCTGCTGGTATCGCTCTTGACCAAAATCAACAACCACCTATTGCCCCAACAGGAAATGAAGAACCAACAGTTGGAGAAGGTTATGACTACACTAACTTTAATAGAGGCGGATTAGTTGCACCTGGTGATGACATGATTGTTTGGATATGGGCTAATTCATTAGTGCTTACAACAGACACATGGTTAGTTGGAACTACAGTTTATTGGGATGGCGACAATGAAAGATATACTGACACTTCTGCTGGTTCAACTGAAGCTGTTGGAGTTCTTGAAGACAAAGTAACAGTTTCAGGAGCAGTAACACAGATTAAAGTTAAAATCAAAAGTTTTAGCTAAACAATAAATTAATAAAAATAGTATATGAATTGTTTTTGACATGAATTGAGTGAAAGAAACATGATTTGAGAAATAAACAGATTTAAAATTATAGAAGGAGGAACAGATTAATGAGTGAAAAGTTAAAAAAACTTAACGTATATGCAACAAAAGTTGACGAAAAGACTAAAAAAAGTAAAATAGATACTATCGAAGCGTCAGAAAAAGTTGATATGCTTTCTAAATCACCATTTGGAAAAAATATATTAGCTGCACAGATGAGAGAACAGATACAGAGGGAAATGCTTTATGAAGGAAGAGCTAGAAATTTACTTGACGTATATTATTTAGCTCAAGGAGAGGAAGCTGTATTTGATGCAGACTTAGACGTTCCAGCTGCACAGATTTCAGTGAACGGTCTTCCTGAAATATCTGATGTGAAGTCAGATAGAATCAGAACAGACACATCTCCAATTGCTTCAGCTTTCATCGTAAGATGGAATGAGCAAAACTTTAGAAAGTTTGATGTAATGGAACTTGCTAGAAGAAGAGGACAAGCTTCAGTTCAGCTTCAAGAAGATTTCAAATTCTACAACCTTCTTAACTTTGCTGCAGGCTTAACAAATCAGTCACCAGTGCTTTCACTATCTGGGACCACAGCTGCGATTAATAACCCAACCGTATTTAACTCAACAGAGGCTGGTAAAATTAATCCTCAAGATATTGCTATAGCTATTGGAAAACTAAGAGGAAAGTTACTTCCTGTGGGTTCATGCTTTATTCACCCA